GGTTGTAGATGATATCAGGCTCAAAAGAACCAAAGCCATCGAAAAGAAAGAGATTCCAGTCAGCAAGAGTAGCTTGATACGCTTGGGTGAGAGTAGCTCGGTCATGTTCTCCAATGTGTAGTGATTTACCAACAGCAGCGGACATCAATCCGAGAGCTGTACGACGGTTAGATTCTTCAAGAGCCAAGTATCCAACTCGTTCTCCTTGGTTGAGAAGATGAGTTGCAAGTTCACGACAGAAGGATGACTTTCCGATGCCAGAACCTGCAGTGATTGTCGCAAGTTCTCCATACCTGATCCCGTGTAGTTTTCCTTGTAAACCTCGAAATGGGTAGTCATGATTAGCTGCTTGTGTTGGTGTGGTTACAAGTTCTAGTAGTGTCTTACCATCTACAATCCCATCTGGACGGTAAGGTTTCGCGTTCCATATAGCTTCACGAATTGCTTGAGGGTCATTCGCTTGAAGGGCATCGCTAGCATCCTTGTACTTGTCACTGAACAGTGCGATCTTGCACTTGCCCGGTGGTAATACGCTTGCTGCTTCCTTCGTTGCCTCACTGCCTGTCTCGTCATTGTCGAAGAACAGGACAATCTCCTCGTAACCCTGGAGCCATGGGATAGACCGTTGAATCGATCGTTTGGCCGATTTGGCACCGCTAGGTAGAGATACCATCGGCCAGCCCGGCATAGCTTCACTACACGAAGCCGCATCGAGTTCTCCTTCGGTGATAACGACTCGTTTTCCAGAGGCGGGAAACAAATGTTGTCCAAAGAGACAGCTTGCTGACTCTCCTTCATAGTAGAATTCCTTGTCTTTGGTCTTTGTCTTACAGCCAACCAACTTACCAGATTCATCATGGTGATAAAACCTGAGTAGGTCACCATCACGATAGATCTTGTAATGTTGACATGTTTTCTCAGAGATGTTGCGGCGTTGTAGTCGTACCGCTTCACCTCTCAGTGTTACTGACGACATTGATTTATGAGTGTGAACATCATCTTCTGACGAACCATAAGCATTACATGCGAAACAAAAGGTGTGACCATCAGTGTACAACGAGTTAGCATCACTGCTTCCGCAGTTGGAACAAGGTAGGTGTCTGACGAACTCGCTGTTCAATTCTTTTGAGCTCATTTACCTGCTTTGAATAATAGTCACGCCAGTCTTGGATAGCAAGGATAAATCCTTCTACTATTGCATCTCCGTACCCTGGTTCATCACCTATTGCATCAGCAAGGATGTCAGCAAACTGCTCAGCGTAGTACTCGGGTGTGCCATACTTTAGGTCAGCCATTCAACAGGAATCGAAGAGTAATGTGCCCATTGGAAGCCATTCTTCTCAGCCCACTGGGCATACGTGGACTTGGCTCCTTTGTAGAGTTTATTGTAGGGAGCTTGAAAGACGAACCGAATATCTAATTCGGGATTTTGTTTCTTCACTGCTTTCATCTTGCGTCTGTCCTGTTCGGTCAGTTCGCCCTTGGTCTCTAGATAGATACCATTCGGTAAAAGAAAGTCGGGTGTGTAGTTGCATTGAAGAACGTAAGGAACTTTAGTTGATTCGTATTCAAATGTGACTCCCAAAGTGGAGAGCAAGTCAGCTACCTGCTCTTCCAATTTGGAACGGAACTTCATTACGTGCCTCTCAAAGGTGAGTCTGGGACGATGAAGGTTTCGTAGTAATCATCAAACTCTCAGAAGTCATCATCAACCTCTACATCAGGTGTTGCAGTCACGTTAGGTTCAGAAGCTTTGAAGCCTTTTGTTTGACCAAAGAGAGCTGCGACTTCAGTCTCTCCAAGGTCACCAGTATCAACTCCTGCACCACCGTTGATGGTAACGAGTTGGATTCCGACAAGCTTGAGACTTGTACCATAGGTGACACCATCACGAAGGATGTACGGCTTCTGACGGAATGCAAGCTTAACGGTGCTGCCACTATAGACGGGCGTGGTGTCATCAGTGATGGGTGTGCCTTCTGTATCCACCACGGGCGGACGTGTGTCTTCATTCCAGGAGAACTTAACTTTGTACTTACCATCAGACACTTCTTCCCAAGGCTCAGGCTTGAGAGTGGAACGCTTCGGGTTCTTGAGTTTCGACTCAGCCCATTTGATTGAGTCGTTGCGGTCATCTTCAAGACGTTCGATCAACGACTGATCGACAATAGCAGACAATGAATAGCCAAACTTACTTGGCTTGAGGATTGCCTGATAGCCCTCCAACATGACGGGCTCTTGAGTGACGTGGATTTGGTTTGCCATTATGATTGTGAAAGGTGGTAGAAGAATCAGTACTTAGCGAGTGGAACATATGATACTCGATATCGAGGAAAGACACGATCTAGTGCTTGAATCATCTCACGAGTATTCATCATGCTAATACTGAAATCATTGTTGTTGATCAAAGTCAATGCTGCACCAGCAAAAATATTGAACTGTTGCTGAACATCAGTACTAAGACATTGGAACATAGATGGACCACACCAAGTGTTGTGCTTAGCGTGATATTCACGTTTCAATACCTTGCATTGCTCAAATACTTCAACAGGAAGGCGGTTGTAGAAAAACTCATTGATCAACTCACCCATGCGTTTCGTACGATCGCGGTAACCAAGATCAATTAGAACTTTCTTAAGTTGATTGATTGGCTCAGCAGTTTCATGTGTTGGTTGTGTCTTGAACCACGCTTGCAATGAAGCAGCTGGTGAGTACTCGATACCAGCAGCCTGCTTTACCAAAGTGTCAAAGCCGACAGCACCAACCGAAATGATTAGCTTCATCGCTCGGTCTCTGACTTTTGCAGAGCGGTTGTCTGCCTCATGGAGGAGCCATTGATAAGCTGTCATTGGTTTGATGAGGTGAGCTTCACTGAAGCCACCCTGATCACGAGGCACAGCAGCAACAATTGCAGCGGCGTCGAAGCCCTGTGGAAAACCCTGAGAACCCTTGACATCACTTGGGTTTGCAGCGGCGTTGAGCCAGGTGTTGATGGGCTTGGTGTCCTTGTGGTTACGTGTTGCAAGACACAGCTGACTTTTGCTCACGTATGCCTGATTGTCCAGTCGATAAGCTTTGATTACTTCAAGTCCAGGGATGGTGAACTCGGCAGCAGTTTGAACTTTCATGTTCAGCAAAAGAAATAGGTGGATTCAATCACGGATTCCGGTTCAAGGTCTCCAATGATCGGTGGGTTAGTCTCCGCTTCTATATGTGAAGCGAAGTCTCGCAGGTAGTCATGCTCTGCAAACAGGTGCATGTAGGTCTCTCTAACAATGGTAGAAAGGGTTGACATGTCCGTTGCACGACACAAGACAGAATCATGAATGAGAGCAATGGGTGCGTCAAAGCGTAAGACACTCAAGTGTAACAGGCTAGCATCGAGACTGTGGATGAGATTAGGAGCTGTTGCATTCTTGTGATGGTTGAGATCAACCTCATCAGAATCATCAACCGCTACGGTCATCTTACATCGACCAAGTAGCTGTAATTCAAGTGTAACTACAAGCTTCTTGTTTAGCTTCTGATGAACAACAAAACCAGATGGTGTTGTCCATTCAAGAAACTTTTTACCAGCTTTGATTGCATTAGCAACCTCTTGCTCAATCCAACTCATTACAGCCATAGGACCAGGAACAATAATGTCCATGGCATCACGAACTGCCTTGACTGTTTTGGTTAAGTCTTCCTTACTAATCTCGACACCCTTCTCAGCTAATGCTTCACGAATGTAGCCACGGTTAGAGAAAG